AATTGATAAAGCAATTAAAGAAGCAAAAGACAATATTATTGATTTTTTAAAAGATTATATTAGAAATTTATGCCCTTACATTACAGATGAAAAAGCAGATGAATTGTCAAAGGATTGGGGAGCAAAGTTATATGATGAAATTTCAGATGGATTTGAAACAGTAAGGGAAACAAATGAGGCTATAAGAAAGCAAGCAGATTTTCAAATTGATAAACTTGAATCTGATATTATTGAATTAAAATCAGAAATCAAAAATCTTGAAATCGATATTGATAAAAATGAAAACAATGCAAAATAAAAATAGAGGAAGAGATATTGAATTTAAATGTATTTATTGTGGAAAATTTGTGAGTTATGATAGAAGAAAAACAATAGTAAGTTATTCTTATATTAATGAAGAACAAGGTAATCCAGAAAAAATAGTTGAAATGAAACATAAATATTGTGAAGCATTAAATAAAAAAAGGAGGAATAAATGGGGGACTACGTAGATAAAGAAAATTCAATTGAATTACAGCTTTTAGATGGTAGATTTAACAGATTAAATAAAATCCCGACAAATACTGAACAAAAGAAAGAGAAAAAATTTAAGTATGGGGAAAATGATTTTGACCCGCACGATAGAACAAATTGGGATTTTTGGTATAAGAAAAAGGGGGAATAATAAAATGGCTAAAATAGAAAAAGCACAGATTTTAGATATAATTGAAAACAAGAAACAACAAATAGAAACATCACTTGAAAAATATTTAGAAGAAAATCCAGATTGTATAAAAAGGAATACACTTCTTATAATTATAAAAGAATCAGAAATACAAATTTGCAAAGAATTAATAGATGAAATTAATAAATTAAATTGAAAAGGGATAATAAAATGATAAAAATAGAGAAAACACAAATTTTAGATATAATCAAAAATAAAAAACAACAAATAGAAATGGCACTTATTAAAAAATTTGATGAAAATCCAGATGTTGGATATATGTTTGATGAAAACCCAAATATAGTTTTTGTAATTGTAAAGGAAGCAGAAATAAAAATTTGCAATGAATTAGAAGATGAAATTAATAAATTAGAAACACATGAAATTGCCCACGATTCCAAATTAAATAATGAGATGGTACGTCCAAGAATAGACAGTTTTTATTCAAATGAACAGATGTAAAAGCAATACAAATTCTAAACTATCATTACGCTTATATGGAAAATGCAGAATTGCACAAATACATAAACGCTTTAGATTTGTATATTGATTATCTTGAGAATAAATTAATTAACATACCAAAAAGGTGGAAAATTTCACCATTGGTTAAAATTTAAAAATGGCTATTAGCATTTTTAAATTAAATTGAAAAGGGATAATAAAATGGCAAGGATAGAGAAAACAAAAAGAAGACTTAAACATAACTTGCTTTTTATTTAGAATATTGTTAAGTTTACAATGTGATTATTAAAGGTTATAAATATCGTCTTTATCCTAACAAAATCCAAATTCAACAAATCAATCAAATGATGGGTAATGCAAGATTCATATATAATTGGGCATTGGATAAACGAATCAAAGCATATCAATTAGACAAAACGAAACTATCTGCATTTACGTTGATGAAAGATATACCTAAATTAAAATACCAACCTGAATATGAATGGCTACAATTATCAGTTGCTCAAAGTTTACAAGCGTCTATTGTGAATATGGAAAAAGCATTTACAAGGTTTTTTAAGCAAAAAAAGGGATTTCCAAAATTCAAGAGTAAACACAAAAGCAAAGCTACAATAAGTTTTCCGCAGAATACTAAAGTTGATTTTGAGAATGGTAAAATGTCAGTTAGTAAGATTGGCTGGATAAAAACAAAGTTTAGCAGAGAATTTGAAGGCGAAATAAAGACAGCAGTGATAAGCAAAACACCAACAAATAAATATTTTATCAGTATTACAGTTGAATTGCCAGATAAGGGAATAAAATTAAAACCAATAGAAGAAGGAACAGCAATTGCGATAGACACAGGTATTAAAACATTTGCAACTTTATCTAATGGAACAAAAATAGAAAATCCTAAGTATTTAAAAGCCAATTTACAAAGACTAAAAATATTACAAAGGAAAGTTAGTAGAAAAGTAAAAGGGAGCAATAATAGAAAAAAAGCAATAAAAAAATTATCATTACTTTATGAACATGTTACAAACCAAAGATTAGATTTTGCACACAAAGTTTCTACTTCGATAGCCAAAGAGTATAATACTGTTGTTTGTGAAAACTTAAATATAGCTGGAATGGTCAAAAATCATCATCTTGCTCAATCAATAATGGATTTAGGACTTGGAAAATTTTATTCATTTCTTCAGTACAAATTGGAAGAGCAAGGTAAAAATTATATTGAAATAGGAAGATTTGAACCAAGCTCAAAGATGTGTAGTTGTGGAGTAATTAATAATGAATTAAAATTGTCTGATAGAAAATGGACTTGTAAAGTTTGTGGGAAAAGTCATGATAGAGATATTTTGGCAGCACAAAATATTCTGAAGTTTGGTTTAACAAAACAAAATTTAATAAACAGGGTTGGTACAATCCAAAGAGCTTCTGGAGATGTTGGAAGTAATCAAATCGATGAAGGAAGAAGAATTGATTTAGAAACTTTATGTTTTTAATGCAATTTAGTACAAATTGATTTAGAAGCGATTTAAGACACTTTTGTTCTTGGGCGATAGTTTCCATTAGGGTAACATTACTTTTGGCTATTAGCCTCTTCTAATAGAGAATTAAAGGCATTTAGAAGTCATGCTGCCTCCTGCGTGATGGTTGAAGAGAGAGCAAGATATTTTTTCTTGCTCTTTCTTTTTTTTTGTTTTTATTTGATTTTTGTATTATATTTGTTTTAACTTGCATTAGGAGTTCAAAATGAAAGTGTTGTATGAACCTATTCCTGAATATCTTGTTAATAAACGACATTTGTGGAGAAGTAAAAGAGATGAATGGTTAGAGAAAGTTATTAAAGAAGAAGAAATTTATTATCAAGATGTTGATGATACTGGTACTATGTTTAATAGACGACAACTTCAGAAAATATCTGAAGGTACTAATATTCCTGTCTCAGTTAATTTTTTATATCCTTACGTAAATCAAAAACTTGCAATTTTAACTCAATCTAAACCTACTTTCAAAGTAGTTGGTCTTGATGAAAGAGGTAAAGTATATTCTCATATTCTTGATAAAGCTAAAACTCATATAATGTATTCTTCTGAAGCTGTAGGTGAAGAAGAAGAATGTATAAAGAATATGTTAGTTCTTGGTATGGGTATATCTGGTATTGAAGAAATGGATTATTATGAATTTGGTAAATTTAATCTTCAATATGTGAATTTACATCCTTCTTTAATTGTTTTAGATGCTAATGCTAAGAAAAGAAGTCTTAAAGATATGAGTGGTTATTTCATTGAAAAAGAAATTAGTTTAGAAGATGCAAAAAGTAAATATCAAAAAATATTAGATATAATTAATCAAAGAAGAATATCTGAAGGAGATACAGAATTAAGAATGGAAGATTTTGCTGTATCTTCAGGAAGTTCTGTCCCTGATAAAGGTAAAATAGAAACATCTGGATTTTTTAATAAAGTGTATCTTGCTGAATATTATGATAAAGTATTTACTAATATGTATTTTGTTAAAGATGTAGAAACAGGTGATATACAAAGAATATTTAAAGAGAATTTAGAAGAAAATCAAGATTTTATATTGTCTAATGCAGTTGATAGTGAATATGGAAGATTTGTAAGAAGGAATATTATTTTAGGTAATTATCTTGTTGGAGTTGAAATTAAACCTATTAAAGATTTTGCAATTAAAGTTAAATTCTTTGAATGGGGAGGTTCTCCTTATAAGTCTTATAGTATGATTCATTATACTTTAGGTATGCAGGAAACAATTGATAAATCTGTACAACTTATGATTACTAATGGTATGCTGACTAATAATGCAGGTTATACATCCCCTAAAGGAGCAATCTTAGCTGAAGATAGAAATAAGTGGGAAACAATAGGAAATAAACCAGGTGTAATTAAAGAATGGACACCTAATATAATGGGAGGGCAGTTACTTAAACCTGAAAGAGAACAAGTACAAAATATAAGTAACTTTTATCCTACTTTGATTGAAATGATGAAAAGCAGTATTCAAACATCAACAGGTATAAATGAAATTGTTACAGGTGATCCTTCTGCAAGAATAGATGTATTTTCAAGTCTTCAACAATATCAATCTTCTGCAATGCAAAGAATACAATTAGCTATGAATCATGTTAATCTTGCTAATGAACAGCTTGGTAATGTATTAATTGATTATCTTGTAAATAATTTACAGGCAGATCAGGCTTATTCTTTCTTTGATGAGAAGAACAATCTTCAAGAAGTAACTGTTGCTAAAGATTTAATACAAGATTTTAAATTAGGA